AATCTTCGATCAGGCTGTATTCTCTGCGATATGTTTTCATTTTTTTGTTGGTTGGAGTTGGTTGGTCCGCTCACGGGCGACGGGGAGAGATTAGTATGGATTAGTTACCCGTGTCTAGCTTTATTTTCGCAAAACAATGATTTATTTTCCACGCCAATATAATGGGGGATTTTCGAGGATGGTAAATCAGCCTCAAAACACCACTTTGCGCCAGGATGGTCCTAGGCGGAGCCGAACCCCCGTCTGGGTATATTGTGCCACAATAATGATTGCGATAGATTCTGGTCTAACAGCTAACAAGTATTAGGCGGTTGGATATAGTTCCGGAAAATAAAACTTAATTATGTAAAATAAGTGTTTACCAAGCAACCATGTACGCTATGATCTTCCCAGCGGCCGACCGGCCGTCTCAACAACAATACAACAAAATGAAAATTACATTGGTCGCCATCGTCGGACGAAAAGAAAAGCACCGCCCGGCCGGTGACCATCGCCGAAAAATCAATCTTGTGATTGCGTCCTATCGTGGTGAGGACGGTTACGAATATCGGAAAGCGTTTGAATCTTACGGCGAGCCCACAGTGCCTAAAGCCGGGGAGAACAGCGAAATTTCGAAGTTGAAAATCCAATACTAAATCTTGCTCCCCCCACCCACCAAAGGGCAACGCTTTATAGGCTCAAAAAAAATCGACAGCTCCGCTGGAAAGCCCCATGGGATCAACCTGTGGGGCTCTTTTGTGTCCATGATGCAGCACCAAAAGCGCGGGGACCGGGGAAAATCTGGGGAAATATGTGGGGAAATACCTGGGGAAATCGCTTTGCCATTCCGCGAAACAATGTTCAACGCGAGCCGCGGCCGGGCCGGCCGGAGGCTACCGGAGCCCGTTGATTGCGGTGGAGGTGATACGCGGTTGACTGTGTGCTAGCATATTACAACTTGTGACAATGGATGTAATGCCGTATCGAGTTCGCTGTTCGCGCGAACACCTGCGCGTGGGACCTAACCGATGACGGTTTTTGGCACGGAAGGGGGGGGAGGGGGTTGACTCTGTTTCGCCGGAAAACTTGCGGAGCGGTCAATAACCCTCGCAAAAAATATCCAATTGGCCGAATGTTCACTGGGATGTTTGCAGCCCGTCCTAGGATGCCTGTGGGCCCATTAAAGGCCACGTCAGCCGATATTGTTGAGTGGCATCAAGCAATTGTTTGACAATATTGGATGTGGTTGGCATAGATTGTGCATATGCGAGGTGAATCATATCAATTGCAGGGTCAGCAAGGAGCTGTGACTATTAGTGGTGCTGGGACTACGGCTGGCAAGTGGAGGTGGATTTTGTGTGCTTCGGACACGGTAATTTCCAGCATTACTGGTAACGTGTTGGGGGTGGCTGGTGCTAGTCCTAACGTGTCGTTGGCTGGTGTGACATTGCCGGCTGGGTTTGCGTTTGGTGGATCGTTTACGTCAATCACGTTGGCATCTGGAACTGTGTTGGCGTACACTGTCTAATGTCACAGTATCGGTTTACAGGGCCAAAGGATGATGCTATTGCCGAGGATGGCGATAGGGGATTCGTTGGCATTAACCAGCGTGACACGTTGAACCAGTTGAAGGCTGGTGAGGTTCGGGTGTCACAGAATGGTAGGATGGATGGTCATTGGAAGCCTAGGAAGGCCACCAATCTAAAGGGTGCGGCATTGACGTCTTCGGGTGATCCATTGAAGTTGCCATTTGTTTTAGATGATAGTGGTACGACTCCTGTGTTGGATGATACGTCCTCATCGAACATCTACGGTTCATGTTTGTTTTCTGATGGTAACAGCAGCAATCTGAATAGCATCTTGATTGCTATGTACACAAAGGTGGTTAAGGTTGACCTTACTACTTATGCTGCAACTGATATTGACATTCCTAGTGGTGAGAATATCTCATCTGATTGTCATATGCTTCAATGCTTTGACAAGGTGGTGATAATGCGACCCGGCCAAGCTCCATTGGAGTGGGACGGCAAGACTGGTAGTTCGTTCATTAAGAGTCCATGCGGTGCTATTGTTCAGCCCATTGTATTCGATGGACCCACTGTTAAGGCTGTTATTTCTTCAGGTGTGGCTACTGTTACGTGTACTACTCAAGCTCTTAATGTGCTTTTACAAACGGGTGCTTATGTTGATACTGGTGCGAATGATACCATGGTGTTTCCAGCACAGGATGATAGTGGAATAAAGTTTTCCAATGTTACTGGATTTTATGTTGGGTGTGACATTAAGGTTGGCAGTCAGGCATACAAAACAATTTCAGCTTATGATGGACCAACAAGAACTGCCACTTTCCTTTCTGTAAATTTAACAACACCTTCAAATCAGCATTTCATTATTGATAATGGTAATGGTGTCCACAACCTAGTAGTTGGTGATACAATAAGGATAATTGATACTCATACTATCCCTGGATTGAATGTTGGTGATGAGTTTGTAATAGCATCTGTTCCCACCGCTCAAAAATTTACGTTTTTTGTAAATGCGGTGGATCATGCATCTTTCCTTTTAACGTTTGGACAACCTCAAAGCCTAGGTGCTGGCTTTATTGCCAATCCTGGTGCACCATGGGGCTTCTACTTTCAACGTAGGCTATGGGTTCCTTACTGGTACAAGCCTAGTAATACGTACTTATCTCCAGTCTACACTGATCGTGGGACTAGAAATGAAATTGTTGTTTCAGATATTCTCGACAACAATACGTTCGACACAATCTATGCTGAATTTAAGATTGGTGGTGGTACGGCCGACTTTACGGTAGGATTTCATGGATTCTATGAAGACACTCTTGTCGTTTTCAATAGAAATTCAATTCATAAGATCACTGGCACGCGTGGATCTCTTACTGATGCCACAGTTCGGGAGATTACTGGTGAAATTGGGTGTATGGCTCGCAAGAGCATTGTCATGCACGGCAATCAAATGTTCTTCTTGAGTGATTCAGGTGTGTTTGGGTTGGAATTTGTTGATCTTTACAACCTGCGCAATGGTCAACGTCCAATTTCATTGCTTATTCAGCCATATATTGATCGTATCAATGTAAAATTGGCATCTAGTGCCGTCGCTTGTTACTTTGATAATAGATATTGGCTTGCAGTTCCATTTGATTCGACGGCTGGAGCTAATGACGCTATTGGGAACAACTCAATTTTGATATACAACTTCCTTAATCAAGGGTGGGAGTCAGTAGACACGTATCAAAATAACAATTTCAACATTATTGACTTCCATGTTGGTATCAATGGCACAAAAAGCTCGCTTTACGTGGTTACAAGCAATGGTGGGATTCATAAATTGAACGATGCTGACTCTGTAAATGACTTTCTGTCCGTTGACTTCAAAGGATCGGGTGCAACTATCACTCCTATTGATTCTGTCATTACCACTAGAGGTTATGACATGAAAGACATGGGACGCAAGAGGTTCACTGACGTTCAAATTGAGATGCAATCATTGTCCAGTGATGGCAATTCCTCATTGGACGTCTCATTTGCTACAGAAGATCCAGATTATGCTTCTCTAGTTGGAAACACTCAAGATTTTATTGGTGAAGCTCTTGCTTCATCGAACAATGCTAACGTAAGAGCTAGACTCGGTGGAGTTAGAGGATATAATGGGTCTGTCACGCTGAAGCGTAAAGCTGGGTCTCCTAAGGTTATCTCAGTCAAGGTAGCCGGTTCATTAACAAATAGAAGCATTATCTCTCAACATTAATTTTTATGCCAGTAATACAAACAAGTCAAATATACGCTGATGGGAATACTGTCACTAGCACGAATCTAAATGCAATTGCTGGTGGTTCGTCTTTCCTGGCAACGGCTGTCACAGGATCAACGCTTGCAGTCGTTGGTGGGGCACTCAAAGTGAATACCATTACGGCCACAGAGATGGGCGCTGGAGCCGTGACTACTACTGCGCTGCTGGATGGTAACATCACGCCGGCTAAGCTGTCAGCGGGCTATCCTGTGTGGACTGATAGCACGGCTGGTAGCGCATCACTTGCCATTGGCTCCATTCGGACAGCTAATAGTGGATCGTCCACCATCACGTTCGATTCAACGTATCCACTGACGTCTGGAAGCGACGCTAAGATCACGCGCGCATCTGGAACGAATGGTGATTTGACTATCTCAAACTCTGGTACTGGAAGCATCAAGTTCAATGCTATTCCCCTTGGGACATCTGCTGGTGTAGCTCCACTATATGGTGCAAGAGCATGGGTCCAATTTATTGGTTACACGTTGAACAATGGAACGTTTGCTGGTGGAACTTCAACGGTTATACGTGTTGCTTCGTCTACTACTGCCACAGTCACAACCACAAACGATCACGGATTGATAGTTGGAAATACTATAAACGCTCTCACTGGTGTAGTTGCTGGCATTTACACTGTTACAGGAGTGACATCCAGTAAGATGTTCACGTTTACCACAGTCGCTACTAAGGTGTTGAACACTGAAATCACTTTTAGCACTCAGTCCATTCAATCGTCTGGCAATGTCGGATCTGTAGTATACGTTTCTGCTGGAACATACGCTGTTAATTTCTCGATAGCTATGCCTAGTTCATCCTACGCGGTAAGTGGTGAGTCATTCTCTTCTGGATTAGCAACAACGTTTTCAGCCGATTCTCGCACTGCATGTTATGTTAATGTTCACTTCAAAGGTGGAATTTCTTCATTTGGTGATTTGAATCCAACATCAGCATCTGTAGTCGCCTTTGCTTAACATGACTCAAGATCAACAACCAGTATCAACGTCTTGCTCAGATCAGTTTGATTCTGATCCTAGTGCATTCATTGATAATATGGAGGTTGAGTTGTTAAAACTTGATCAGGTTGACTGCCCAGTGACGCATCGCTTCACAAAAGGCATGTATATTCGTGAGATATTCATCCCAAAGGGCACGTTGTTAACTAGCATGGAGCACAAGACTCAGCATCCTTTCGTGGTTTCACAGGGTTGCATTGCAGTAGTATCACAGAATGAGGATAGGGTTGTGTATACTGCACCTCACACTGGCATTACTGAACCAAATACTCGGAGAATGCTTTACGCTGTTGAGGATACCGTCTGGACAACGTTCCATGTTACAGACAAAACAGATCCAGATGAAGTAGGAGAAGATATTTTAAGCATTGGAGCAAATAAACTTTTAGATAAGAATCTTCCACATTTGAATCAGTGGAGACAAACCCAATTAACAATTAAATAATATGGCATGGATCGGTACAGGAATAGCAGCTGGTGGATTGGTTGGAGGAATCGCGTCTATGCTTGGTGGTAAAAAAACCAAAATCGCAACTCCACCCCCAGTAGACATTGGAAAAGCAATCAATGACTACACCACTGGTTATGGTAAAGGTCTCCCCGGTGTCGTCTCCCTTGAAGGTCAATATCGACCACAGTTCGGACAGCTTAACCTAGCTGATATCGCGCAGTACCAGCAGGGATTGCAAAACATACAAGGAATGGGAATGAGTGAGACTCAGCAACAGCTTAACTCTGGTATCGGTGCTAACCTGTCTGGTATGGGGGGCAACCTTGACGCTGCACAGGG